GAGGTAGCTCCTGCGCTGACAGATTGATTTCCTGAATGCGCACTGTCAAAGCTTCCATAATAGACGGTAGCTCCTGGCGGTGCCGGATTCGAAAATTCGAAAGCTGCTGATCCTGGTACGTTATTTGTCAGCCAGAGATCGCTATTCCAGTTAGGACACGCAAGAATCTGCGCTGACGACCCGAGACTGATCGACGAGGTCGTATCACCTGGGCGCGGATTTACCAGGCCGTACCCTGCGAGTGTCGACGGCGCGACAATCGAGTCGAACGATTTCATTCCTGGTGCGATCGTGTCGAAATTCAGAATGAAATCACTATTATCGATCACCTGGGCGTAACCAACTGAGTTCCACGAGGGGCAGACCAGAACGATCGGTGTAGCAGCGCAGGCAGGATATAAACTGATCGGGAATTCAGCAGCACCGGCGCCTGGTGTTTGCGTCGTTCCTCGAGCATACGAAACGTTCACGCTGGTCTGAAATCGAACACCGACAACAGTGAACGCCATGCGTACGCGGTTGATCGCTGAATAGACTTCTTGCTCGCCAAGAAACCAGGTAGGCTGCGGATCGATGATAAAACTACGGTCGCAAGCTAAGCCAGCGTCGACGCAATAGACAGGATTATTGCCCTGGTCACCGAATGACGGCAGAATTGTGTCGACGAATCCTGTGTACGGTTTATCGAATCCACCCGCCCGGGCTGGATTATCGACAGTGTCGATATCGCAGTATGACACCGCGTCACAGGCTGAAGTGTCTGGGATATACCAGGGCTCAGTGATCCGAGGCGCTTGACCGGTGAGCAGTGTCAGAACTCGAATGATGTCATCCCGGGTCCCGCCGCCTTGTAGCAGGTTCGCATAGATCTGCTGTCTGAACGAATCGTCTGACTGCCCGGGCTGTCTGACGACCGATGCCTCGTACGCACCGACCGTACCGAAATAATCGTTCGCTACAGCGTCCAGGGCTGTGTCAGTCGCTGTTGCGATCCGGCAAGCATTGAGGACGTAATCTAGCCCGTTCTGAAGGTAATTTAGCTGACTTGAGGGGGCATTAAACAGCGAGTAGAGAATACCGCCAGCCATCTTCGCGCTGTCGCCTGTCCACTTGCTGGGATATAGCCTGAGCAGTCGCTGAGCCCATTGGTCGGCGGTAAATATCGCGACTGTAGTAATTGGCGTCGCCATTAAGTGTAAGTCCCGACGGCGATCCGGGTGTTGTCCGTTCTAATAACTTCCTGCGGCGTAGCCACCAGATCCGCTTGTGCTGAATTCAAAGTCGTCGCGCCTGGTTGAACCGCTTTCACTGTCGGGTCTGCATTCATAGCGGCGAAAATGATTTCAGATAAGTACAGCGTGTCGCCGATTTCCAGCGAATTCACGTAATCAATAATCGCGAATTCAACTGCAGTTAGGACCGTTGACTGCGTTTTTATAGAGCCGATTGGAATAACAATTTTCACGTTTAGAGAGATCGCGACGTTCACTTTTGTTGGGCCGACGACGGCGATCTCGGTAGTGAAACCACGAACTACGAACACGTTATTAAAAACTGTATTCAGTAAATCAGACGTCGGATTACCTGAGCCATCGTCGACAACTATCGTTCCGTAGCCAGGACGAGGATTTCCGTACTGGTCGAAATTTTCGATAACAGAGCAAGCGACGACGCCTGGCGTATTTAAGGCTGCTGAATAAATGCCGCCCGGTGTCGCTTTTCCGTTCACGGAATTGATGAATAATTTAAATCGATTTCGAAACGCCGCGTCCGATTCAGCATCAGCGCCGTTCTGAAATGCTGCCAGGTTCGTAACGTTGTTGATTCCAGAAATCGAAGAAACTAGGGTATTCAGCGCTGCGACCTGGACATTTTGAGCACTGCCAGTTTTGACAGCCTGAACGGTGACGTTTATCTCGAGGTCGCCTGCAGGCAGCACGTACGCATTCTGAGATGGGGTATAAGCGGACTGATTCAGATCGGCAATTACCTGATACTGGATCGTCGCGTCTAGCGTCTGAATGATAGTTCCCAGAGGAATTTTCACATTGGATGAGAGAACACGATTCACTGAAAACTGAACGGTTCCTGAGGCAGCGATCGCCGGTAGACGAGTGAAGCTGAAATCAGCCATCCAGGTATCGAGGTCTGCACCGCTCGATGTTGCAGCACGGGTGAGCAAATTGACTGTCTTGACTTGCGACTGAACGAAAATAAATCCGCCCAGGACCAGAGCCTGAAAAACTGCAAGTAAAGGATCACCGCTCTGAAGATTCGGTGACAAGCGCAGCAGCTGTGCCCAAGTCGTGACGATGTTCGAAAGAAATTGATCGTACGTGTTCGTTTGAAGCGACATTTAGCGACCCGCAGAGACGGCCGCTAAACACTAATGAAATAAATTACCTCGAGGAAATTTAAACGGCGCCAGGCGGGCTGAGCGGAAATACGAATGTTTTATCGTCGCCATCGACCAGAGTCACCGTCACGCTGGCATAGAATCCGCCTGTCTGATTCTTGCTTTCATGACAGAAAGAAACGCTGGAGTCGCGAGCTCACCGACTGCCCGGGTAGCGCCCTCACCGTAATCTTGATCGAACAAATAATCGGCGTTTACGACCGTGCCGTCCTGGAGGACTTCGCGGGGATTCGTGAATACTCGCCGAACCACACGTTCCTCTAAACGTTCTACACCGCTCACGAACTTAATAGATCCGTTGGCGGTGAGCTGAAAATCAGTGCCGTATGGACAACTCGCATTAATTGGATTCGGATCAGCTGCCATAATTTCTCCTTAAAAATCTGTTTTCAGAGCCATCATCTGATTTAAGATGTTTTCAGGAACCACCATATTTAATATCATCTGGAAATATACGGTGGTTCTGAAAATAAATATTTCTGGATGAAACTACCCGCGGTGGTTCTGAAAATAGCTCCTATCGGTAATTTTAATTAAACAGGGTAGGCTCACCATTAATTATCGCGCAACCGCATGAGCACAGGTCGCCCACACGCGCTATCGGATTCTCTTCTGCACCCGAAACTGCCGCCAAAATAGCGGCGCCAACACTAAACGTGTCCGCTGAGCCTATCAATACGATTGCTGCGCTGTGAAGACCGGGACCATGCTTAGCGATTAAATCTCCTTGAAGAGATACATTTCCAAATTCGGTAAACGTAGTTTTAGAACCGGGACCAATAATCAGACCTGGCGACGTTGCGCCCGCCCCGCCGAAAACCGTGGAAAAATGACAGACTGCTACTGCTCGTCGCGATCTACCCATATTACGGCAGCCCCGCTAAAGCCGCTGTGACTGCAGTAATGTTCGAAAGCGCGCTCGTCATCTGATTAGTTAACAGTAAGGTGTTTGCAAGCCCTTGCGTGACGTCGCCACTGCCAAAGGCGATTGCTTCAGTTTGCGATCCGGCTATCGCTGAACTATAAGCAGTCGGAGAAGTTGCAGCAATCGTGATAGCAGCACCCGTCACGGAAGATACTACCCCTGCGGCTGTTAAAGCAGAGTCAGCCGCCAGTAGAGATTGGAGTCCAGATGCGACAGTAGCAAGCGTGTCACCAGAAAGTACTGTATATGTGTAGGTCTTAGGCGATCCGGTCAATGCAGAATTCGTTATCGTTAAAGCTACGGTATCGCCGGCAGTAATGCTACCGCTAATAGTGACCGTGGTCGGAGCTGTCACCGCTGCAAGTGTGTTGTAAATATCTTGCATCAATGCTTTTAGCGCGACGATACTGGTGGTGCTGCCAGGTTGAGACTGATGAATCCCCATGTTTTGCAAGGCAGCAACTGTGTTGGCTACGGCTATCATGTTCTGGTTGTTTTGCAATAACGCTGCAACTGGAGCGAGTGCCGGACTGTAATTCGCGAGGCTCGCAAGATTAGTAGAAACTGAAGAAAATGACGACGTTCCTGCGAGAGTACTCAACGAACTAGACGCCTGAGCGATGGCTCCTATGCCACCCGTCGCATGGTTCGAAGCCGTGCTTAACGTACCTAGCGCGCCAGTGCTACCACCAGAACTACCGCCGCCACTATTAGTGCTGCCACCAGTGAGCGAATTTAGCGCACCTGTGAGCCCCTGAAAGCTACTCAGCGCGCCTGTTAGCGACGAGATACTGCTGAAACCACTAGCTAAAGATTGCAATGACGAAAATGAGGACGAGATCGAGGACATCTGACCGACAAGTCCGCCTAGACTGGTAACGGACGAAAATACCGACGCGACGGAGCTTAATGTACTGCTTAAACCTGTAAATGACGCAGCCGCAGCTACAATCGATGGCAAGAACATTTTCAATGCTCCTGAAATATTCATCATCGGACTAGATATATTGTGCAGAGCAGAGGCAGCCGCATTGATCGTCGGTGCCGAGTGAGTTATTCCAGCCAATGCAGAATGCGCGATCGATTCCGCTTCATGAGTAATCTGCGCTGCGGCACTGTTTACAATGCTACCGCCTGATGTCTGCGTAATACTTCCTGTCTCTGTGGTGGTATCAATTATCGGCATACTATGGCGCAGTCCTTGTGATGTTTCGACCAGCTGTCATGTTGATGTCTCTACCAGCATTTAAATTTATATCTTGA